CATTTACAAAAGAATTTTCGATAGACCCTTATCTTAATATGTTAAAACAAGAGCGTCTATTGTTCTAAAATGTAAATATGAAGAAAAGTCCCTATAACGGTAAAGAAGTTGGAATCTTTGAGATTCATAATATGTATAACGTTTTAAAGTTTTACTATGATGATCTCGAAGACCTTCCTCTTGACGCTGTAACAGATATAATACGGATTGAATTTGGTTGTAAAATAACCAGAAATAACGTATATTTATATCTAATTTTAGCACCGCATTGGGACAATGATGGTAATTTAATAAGCAATGAATAATTGTATACAATGTGCGGATGAATTAAGATGTTTACCAGATGATGCTTTGGTAAACTTAACTGAAGAGGAACTAGATAAATATTTAAATTGCGATGAAAGTGTCTTTAAACTTAACCAAGTTGAAGGGCAACAAACTGACTCCAAGCGAGTTTGTTTACATGTTAATTAAAAGCGAAAGCAGTAAACAACTCGAAAAGTACCTAGAAATCCTACCTATAGACGAAGCAAAATTGCAGAAGCGTGGCTTTATTAAAATAATGCCCGATGACTCTCTTACGCTCCGTCAAAAAGCGTTGGATCTGTTTAAGGTACGAGGATGTGAGGATTGTTGGAATCAATTTGCTATTGCCTATCCTAGAAAGGATCAAGGCAGGCCTTTACATAATGATATGAAGCGTAACAAGCTTAAGTACATAGCATTAATAGAAAGGAACCCTGGTTTGCACGAAACTATACTTAAAGCTATTGCAGCTGAACATGAAGATAGAAAGCAAGCCAGCTACACTAATGAGTTTCGTCCACGTTGGAAAATGATGTCATCTTATTTAAACCAGGAAGCCTGGACTATGTATGATGGTATTGAACCCCCAAAAGCAAGTGACGAACAAAACTATGGAGGAGATTTAATATGAGTGAAGAACACAAACCTTTACCATGGCGCCATATATCTAAAGCGTCTAGTGCAGCATTGCGCTATATAGACGGTAGAAGAAAAGGCGAGATTAAATCTTTAGCTACCCCTTGGAAAAAGTTTAATAGAATTTCTATGGGTGGTATAGAATGGCAGACTATCACAACTATTGCTGGTATGTCTGGTAGCGGTAAGACTGCAATACTCGGCCAACTTGAGACAGGATTGAAAGATCTTAATCAAGAGGAAGATTTTGCAATGCTCTCATTTAACTTTGAGATGTTATCCTCACGGCTGATTGGCCGTAAACTTAGTAATAAGATGAATATTACTACACAGCAGCTGTATAGTGCGTCAGACACATTTAAACTGAATGACAATTACTATATGAATGCAGTACAGGAAGCTCGTAAGTTAAATAAGTATGATATAAATTACGTAGATATACCAGGTAGTGTAAAATCTTTAGAAGCTACAATATTAGCTTTTTCTAAAGAAAAGAACAAACCTGTTATAATTATGTTAGATCATACTCTACTTGTAAAGAAGGTGGGCGGTGCGCAGGATAGAGATTTACTCTATGATTTGATGGCTATGTTTAATGGTTTAAAAAAGGTTATTAGGGTGGCATTCATTCTAATATCTCAAATGAATCGTAACATCGAGGCATCAGAGCGTATACAAAACCCTGATTTACATTACCCTAAGAAGCAAGACATTTTTGGTGCAGATGCATGTTATATGTATTCTGACATTGTTATTGTAACACACAGACCAGAAATGCTTGGTATTAGGGCATACGGCCCAAAGAGATGGCCTACAGATAATGCTATATTTTGGCACTATCTGAAGGTTAGGGAGGGCGAGCCTTGCATTGCTTTAATGGAAAATGATTTGGCTCATAATCAAATATTAGATGCTAAACCACCAACCTATTCAAGCAATGAAAGTAAAGAAGTACGAGAAGAGAGTGTCAGTGATACTCTTGAACAAGCCCAAGGCTAGAGATTGTGATTATGTTTTATATGCATTTGTTTTATTAGCATACAATGTTAATTTAAATACTCTAAGCACCAGAGATTTTCTAAAAGGTTTACACAATAAAGAATACCCTTCATTTGAAGGGGTAGGACGTTGTCGCCGTAAACTTCAAGAAAAACATCCTGAGCTTAGAGGTAATAAATACAATGCAAGACATACAGAACAAGAAAACGTTAAAAAAGAAATCAATTTATTTTAATCATGGAAGAATCAGAAACAATTAAATGGGGCTTTAACGATGAGCCCCAAAACATTAGAAGTGAAGAACACAGAAACTATCTTATTACTAAATATAATAAAGATAAGCCTGAAGAACAACATGTTCGCACGATGGAAGAATTAACTATAGCATTAAAAAGAGAAAAACAAAACTAATGGCACAAGAAGTATTAATAGTTGGCGCTAGTGGGACAGGGAAATCCACTTCAATTGCAAATTTAAACCCTGAGTCTACATTTATTGTTAACGTAGCCCGTAAGGCGTTACCGTTTAGAGGATGGAAGACTAAGTATCCTATATTTGACAAAGAGAACCCACAAGGTAGATTCTGTTCTACAGATAAACCTAGTGAGATTCTTGGTTGTTTGAATTACATCAATGAGAAACGTCCTGAGATCAAGACGATTATTGTTGATGATTATCAATACACTATGGCTAATGAGTATATGCGTAGAGCTAACGAGACTGGCTTCAAAAAGTTTACTGAGATTGCTCAGAATGCTTGGTCAGTTATCAATGCAGTTAAATCTATGCGGGATGATTTATTAGTTGTGTTTATGATGCACTCAGAAACTACATTTGACGCACACGGTAACAAAGTTACCAAAGCTAAAACTATCGGTAAAATGATGGATAATGTAGTTACCCTTGAGGGTATGTTTACAATTGTATTGTATACAGATGTCACAAAGAATGAAACTGGTATGACATATTCGTTTATTACACAAAACGATGGTGCTAATACTGGTAAAACTCCAAAAGACATGTTTGGATCTGTTAAAATACCAAACGATTTAGTAATGGTAGCAGAAGCTATCGAAGAGTATAATAATTAATTAATTTCTAAAAGAGAGAAAAATGTACGGAAGTAACGTAGAAAGTAACAACACAGGTGGTGTAGTACCATCGGTAGGTATTCAAGAAAATTGTGAATTAGTGAGTGTATCACTAAACATGGACAAAGGCGGAAGACTTGACTTTGAATTCAAGCAGTCTAATGGTGCAACAGTTAAACATGCAGAGTTTCCTGCTAACCCAGATTATGGTGATGTAGAAAAACAAGCTACAGATGTATCTCGTCGTGTAAAGCATATTGCTACTAAGTTTATGCCTGAATCAGAATTTGTAATAGAAAATGTTACATCTTTTGCAGATTATGCAAATAAAGTAACAGCTTTGTTTGGTCAAAAGTTCTTAAGTAAAAAGTTTAGAATGCTATTTATCTACAGAGGTAAGTATGCATCTTTGCCAAAGTACCCTAACTTTATTGAGTCTATGGATGTACCTGCAGACAAAACTAACATTTATATTTCTGATTGGAATAAGAAAAAGTTAGTTAAGCCTGAACCAGATGCAGCTACAGTAACACCAGATACAGTAATGGCCACTGGCGGCGCTGAAATGCCATTCTAATGTATGGCAGTAGAGTAATAGAACTAAGTGACGAAGAGATTTTAAATAAAATTACTTGTATAGATATTTTTGCATATTATATAGGTAAAGACTTTAAGATGGGGAGAGCTATGTGCTCTCCTCTTCGTAAAGATAAGTCTCCTTCATTTACTGTGTTTAAACATAATAGCGGTAAATTCTTTTTCAAAGATTTTAGTACGGGGGATTCAGGTGATTGCTTTACATTTCTAACAAAAATGTATAATCTTAAAAGATTTGACACATATCGTCTTGTAGATAACGACTTTCAATTAGGTATATCTACAAAATCTTTTACTGCCCCTACTAAAAAGTATATTGGAGAACATTTAAAAGAGTATGAAAACGTTCAATTATCTTCTACATTAATACAAATTAAATCACGTCCTTGGAATAATAAAGAGGACAAAACATTCTGGTCTAAATATGGAATATGTTGTAACATCCTTAATAAATTTCACGTCCAACCCGCAGAACACGTGTGGGTTAATAATAATCTTATTGTTAGCGCTAATAGGTACAATCCTATATACGCTTACAGTTTTGGACAAGGAAAAATAAAAATATATCAACCATATAGCAAATTTAAATGGCTTAGTAATACTAACGTGTCTGATCTTCAAGGTTTGAGCCAACTGCCTAAAAGCGGCGACACGTTAGTTATTACTAAATCACTAAAAGATGTTATGTGTTTAGATATATGGGGAATACCTGCAATTGCTCCAGCGTCAGAGAGTTGTGTCATTCCTGCAGATATTGTCAAGAATTTATATGACAGATTTGCACAAATATGCATATTATATGACTTTGATCGCACTGGCGTATCTTTTGCTAACAAACATAGAAAACTGTATGGATTTATACCATTATTTTTTACTAATGGAAAATTCAATACCTTTGACTACAAAGCAAAGGATTTGTCGGACTTTATAGCTAATCGTAGCTTAAGGGATGCGGCAGAGTTAATAGAATATGTATGCCAAGAGGAATATTTATACCAGGGAACGTCCCATCAAGTAAGAATGGTAGAAGATGGACAGGGAGATACTTTATAGTATCTAAACAAACGCAACGATATTACAAAGAAAGTAAAGAAGCGTGGAAAGACAATGAGAAAGTATTTAAAAAGATGATCAAAGGTAAATCTAAACCTTATAGAATATCATTTAAATTTGTACGTAAGAGTAAACATAAGTTTGATTATATCAATCCTGCTCAAACAATACAAGATCAAATGGTAAAATACGGTTGGATAGACGATGATAATGCAGACGAAATGCTTCCAATATTTGTTAAGTTTGAATATAATAAAGAAGCCCCAGGAGTTTATATTAACGTTTTAAAATCATAATTATGTCAAAACCCACTATTATATATCCAGAAGACTTTAAAACAAAGTGTTTTAATTATCTTCGACACTTTATGGATATTAGATTATTGATGTCTGCGATAGAACACCGCAGAGATAATGTAGTACGATACTATCTTGAAAATGCTATAGATGACCCAGAATTATATGTG